ATAGCACATTTAAGAAACCATGACTGGGACCACCAAATAGGGAAGTTCTTAGAGCTAGAAGAAGATGCTAACGGGCTTTATTTTGTATCTCAATTAGGAAGATCTACTAAAGGAGAAGACGCTTTATTAGACTATCAAGATGGAATCCTTAGAGAGCATTCTATAGGGTTTAACTATGTTAAGGGTAAGATCGAAGAGAAGGAATCTGAAGAGCATGGTAAGTTCTTTGAAATAACAGAAGTAAAACTTTGGGAAGGTTCTGGTGTTACATTCGGGGCTAATGAGTTTACCCCGGTATTAGAGGCTAACAAGTCTATACTAGACAGTGAGTACCTTCATAAGTTAAACGAGGACATGGCTATATTAATTAAGTCCTTAAAAAACGGGAAAGGAACTGATGAAAGACTGGAAAATATAGAAATCAAACTGCAGCAAATTCAACAAAAATACAATTCACTTATTGAGATGAAGTCATCTATTAAAGATACTTTGATTCAGAAAGTCGAGCCAAACAAACAGGACGCTCAAAAAGCCTTAGAAGATGAGCAATTAAGAATGGTATTATTAAAAAATTTAAGAAATGAGTAATTTTGTAATCAAGTCTAACGAAGAGTTAGACGCAATGAGTACTGTAGATTTACAGGCTTATTATGCAGAAAAGCTGACACACGAAAAAGCAGAACTAGAAGCACGTGTTAAAGCTATGGAGGAAGAAAAGAACTCCGAAAAATATGCAGCACTAGAAGCAGAAGTTAAAGAGCTTAAAGAAAGCAAATTGACTACTGTGATGGAAGCTGTTAAACAACAAGGTATAATCCTAGAGAAAGTACAGAACGGTACTATCAGCGGTTCTTCTGTTAGAGAAATTGAGGGAAGCATTGAAAAGGCACTAGCTGACAATGTAGAAAACTTCAAGAAATCTAAAGAAGGTCGTCATGACTTCTCCTTTGAAGTTAAAGCAGCAGGTGACATGACACTAGCAGGAAACGTAACAGCAGGTACAATGCCACAGCCGGAACGTCTTGAAGGTGTTAATGACATTGCTGAAAGAGTAGCGGGTACGTACCCTTTGATTCCTAAGATGACCACCGATAGAAATACTATCGAGTGGGTGTATGAAGCTAACCAAGATGGTACTATAGGTGGTACTGCCGAGGGTGCAGCTAAAGACCAAATTGACAACGACTTTACTGTAACATCTGTAGCACTTGTTAAAAGAGCTGCTTACTTTAAGGCTTCTAGCGAGATGCTTGACGATGTACAGTATATGTCTGGATGGTTGCGTAACAAGTTGCTAGTTAGATTGTTCCTAGACATTGATAATCAGTGTTTGAATGGTGACAATGTAGCACCTAACTTAAACGGTATCTTGAATCAGGCTACAGCATTTAGTGCTGGTACTTTTGCCGGAACTGTTCCTAATGCTAACGATGTAGATTCATTAGTAGTAGCAATTAACCAAATCGAAATAGCTAATCAAGGTGTAAACAATCTTACAATTATGATGCCCCCATCAGATGTAGCTGCTTTGAAATTGACTAAAGTATTAGCTACTTCAACTGACAACCGTTATGTAGATCGTTTAGTAATGGTAGCTGGAAATCTTTCTTTGGATGGTGTGCCGATTGTTAAAAACAATAATATCACTGCCGGAGACTTCCTAGTAGGGGACTTCTCTAAAGCTACGATTGTACAGAAATCAGGTATTACTATTGAAGTAGGACTTGATGGTAACGACTTCACCAAGAATATGAGAACTATTCTAGCTGAGTGGAGGGGTCAATTGTTTGTTCAAACAAACGATACGACTTGCTTTGTTACTGGTACATTTGTGACTACAAACGCTGCATTAGAGACCACTTAATTACTAGCGGAGAACGGTGACATCTTACAGGATGAAGATGGCAACAACTTCAATCCTGAATAGGTGTTGAAGTTGAATCCGAGAATACAAATACCAAGAGCCTCGATAGGAAACTATCGGGGCATTGGTGGTAGAAGCCATGAATAAATTAGTAACTATAGTACCATTTTACAAAAGGCATAGATTAACTTCTTTGTGTTTTGACAGGCTTAGAGACCAGTCTAAAAGGCTAGGTTTTGATATTATAGTAGCAGGTTCAGAGGGTGAAGAGTCCAAAAAAATAGCTAAAGGAATTAAATACATCGAAGTAGATAACAATCCATTAGGAGGTAAATTAAATACTTTAATGAAGGAATGTACCGGGTATGATGGTGTAATCATAATAGGTTCAGATGACTTTATGAGTGATTCTATAATAGAGATGTATCAAAAAATAGATGTGTCTAAACAGGTGTACTATTCATTTAATGACATTTACATTTACTCTAGCAAACACAAAATATTAGCTAGTGACTTTCAATATACTAGGAATGGCAACGGCATAGGTGTAGCAAGATTGTATACTAAGCCTACGCTAGAGAAGATGAATTACGAAGTATGGTCTAACGATAAGCTTAAAGGATTAGATGGTAATGCAGACCAACGGTTAAGAGCTAAAGGCATTAAAGAAATAAGACTAGATTTAAAAGGGCATTTCTTATTAGATGCAAAGGTAGAGCAAAACATCTCAGCGCAAGAGATAGTATTTACAGGTCACAAAAGACACGATTTAAAGTTGATTGAAACGCTAGGAGATGTAGGTAAAAAGCTACTTAAACTAGATAGGACAGAACCAGAAAGAGTAGCAAGGGCAGGCAGTGTAGATAAGATCAGTGCTAGAGTAGTAAAGGAATTTAATGGACATAAAAAAGGAGTAATAATAGAGCTTAAAAAGCGCAATTATAAAGATTTATTAAAAGCAGGATATATTAATCACGTGGACGTATAGGCTTGCAAGGATTACCGTAATGAACAAAATTAGGAGTCAATATAGATTTTTTAGTAACATTGGAGCAAGCACCAATCATAACGCCTATAGGCAAAGTGATACGGGGTTGTATAACACTGTTAAGGGAAACTATACAATTTTCATTAATAACGCAATGACCGCCTATAACAACATTGCTACGTACTTGGCTGTTATCATGTATAATAGCATCATGACCTACATGACCGTTTTTAAGGATAAGTACATTATTGCCTATGATAGTATCTTGAATAGTACCAAGATCAATAGTAGCCTGCTTTGTGAATCGGTTGTTATTGCCTATGATAATGCCGTAAGGTTTCTTATCAAAGAATCTAATGCTTTCTCCATGATCGCCTATTATACAATGAGCGCCTATATGGTTATTATCGCCTATTGTAACATTATCGTAAATGACTGTATAAGCGTCTATGTAGTTGCCTTTGCCAATGATAGCTTTATCACTGACTATGGCGGTAGGGTGAATAAAATTTGACATAAATAAATATATAAATAAAATGGCTAAAAAGAAAACAGATAACAAAGAGTTAAAACCTAAAGCACCTACTAAAAAGGAGGCTGCAAAGAAGGAAGTTAAAGTAGAAGTACCTAATACTAAGTGGGTATTTATTGTAATGGGTGGTAAAGAATATAAGGTGGGTCGCGATCTAGCTGTATCTTTGATTAAACTTGGTAGAGCTACTTTAAAGTAATGTACTGGTCAAGCACAATAGATAGTATTACGTGGGTTTGGGACAAGACCTTTGATGTAGATTTTTCTTATACGGTAGTAGATTATTATGGCGAGTTCTTATAATGTTTCAACGGGTACGGGTAATGTATTAATATCTTCGGAGGATAGTACTTACTTTGCTCTGCAGTTAGTTGCAGATGCTACATTAGATGCCGATATTACTTATAAGCTGCAACAGTCAGAGGACGGAGTAAACTTTCACGACATATCTAATACTAGCGGTACTTTATTGAGTGGTGGTGATTCATCTTCTATAGAAACTTATAGCGCAAATTTAAAAGGTCTTTACTTGTATATTGATGTTGGTAGTGCTACTACTGGAACGGTAGACATTTTTATATCTGATAAAAAAAAAGTAGGTGAGGATATTCAAGATGTAAGCGTAACTAACACGCCTTTAGATGTATCTTTTGACCCTACAAGTATAGATGCTTTTGGTAGGTTTAGAGTTAG